CCAGGCGGGGATGGTCATGGTGTAGCTCCAGGGTGGTGAGGTTACTTGCTGGCGGTGTGGCTGAACCGCATGCCGAAGGCGCGGCGGCCGATGAACTGGTCGTAGCAGCGGGGGGCCATCCTGACCTCCAGGCCGCCGCGCTTGCCGACCTTGACGAACCAGTACTGGGCGGCGACGTAGCGCAGCATGTTGCCCTCGGGCAGGCCGGTCATGTCGGTCCTGGCGGTCACCCAGGTGATGCCGTAGTCGCTCTGCTCGACCTCGACGCTGACGGTGTCCTTGTACTCGGGGTTCTTGCTGACCTGGGTCTGCATGAAGGCCTTGAAGGCCTCTAGGGCGCGTTGCTGGGCGGTGTTCATGGGGGTGGTCCTTGAGGTTTAAACGAGGGGGAATTCGGCGTCGAGGGCGCTCATGTCGACCACCGGGGCCGGGCGCTTGCCGTTGGCGAAGCGCTTGTCGTCCTTGTCCCAGCCGCCGATGCCCAGGGTGTTCCAGTTGCGGTTGGCGAGCGCGAAGCGCAGCAGGTTGTTGACGACATGCGTCTCGGTGCAGTCGAACTGCTCGGCGAGGCGGGCGATGGTCGGGCCGACCTTGCCGTCGAGCGACAGGGTCTTGACGGTGTTGGCGGCACGCCATGCGCGCTGGCGCTCGGCGGCGTTGGCGTACTTGGCCGGGCGGCCCTTCTTGGCCTGGGGCAGGGGGCCGACGAACGCTGCCTGGGTCTGGGTCTGGGTGGTCATCTGGAAGCTCCGCTTGTGGTGTCTGTCAAGCTTGGATTCTAGAGACTTTTGAAGCCCCAGGCTACCGTTTGTCTGGGTCGGCGTGAAATAGTGCCGGAACAGCCAAGGACAGTCCTGCAGGACAGCCTGGGACAGCCCTGGCCGGAGGCCGCTACGCCCGGTAGAACAGCTTAGGACAGCCTGTCGTCTCCCATACAAGGGAGAAGAAGGGATTGTGGGGCGGCTGCGCGCGTGCGCGCGAAACGCGACCCGCGTATAGGCGGACAGGCTGTTCGGGCTGTTCAGGCTGTTCGGGGGCTGTTCGGCCGATTTCGCGGCGCGGGCGATTGGCTGTACATTCGCGGCCATGTCAAACCCCTCGACGCCCGGTGAGCCCGAAAAACAAACCAGCACCAAAGGGCGCTTCCAGCCCGGTGGTGCAGGCGGCCCTGGGCGCAAGGCTGGCGTGCCCAACAAGTCGACGGTCGCGTTCAGGGACACCGTTCAGGCGCTGCTCGACGACAACCGCGAGAACGTCGCCCTGTGGCTCAAGCAGACGGCCGAGGGCTCGCGCAACCGCAAGGTCGGCGGCAAGACGGTGCCTGGGCGGCCTCCCGACCCGGCTGGTGCAGCCCGGCTGCTGGCCCAGCTTGCCGAATTCGCAGCGCCCAAGCTCAACCGCTCCGAGGTCGTCGGCGAGGGCGGCGGCCCGCTGACCGTGGTCATCAGGAAAGAGGCGTAGCGCTCATGGAGCCCAGGGTTGAGGTCAACGGCCACGATGTCGAGCCATCGCATTACGTCTCTGGTAATTGGCCGCCAGAGGGCCATCCGCTCTACAGCGACGACGCCCGCGTTGCCTCGGTCACCGACTGGCTGCTGGAGCGTGGGCAGACGATCTTCCAGTTGTTCATGCTCGCCCAGGGCGACGAGCATCGGCACAGCCTGAGGGTGCTGCAGCGTGTAAACGTCCCGCTGGGCGCTCGTGTGCTGTCCCTGGGCTGCGGCGTCGGCGGCATGGAGGCGTACTGGCAGGCCCAGCGGCGTGACCTGTGCTTCACCCTGGTCAACGCATCGAAGGCGCAGCTAGTGCGCTGCCTGTGCCAGGGCCTGCTGATCCAGGCCGACATGCAGGACCCCGACCTCGCGGCGCGGCTGCCACGCCAGGACCTCGTCGTCCTGGGCTACAGCCTGCACCACGCCTACAGCGTGCCGGCGATGCTGGCCGTGGCGCGGTCGTACCTGAAGCCTCGGGGCACACTGCTGGTGCTGGACGTGTGCGACACCTCGGAGCGTTTCAACGACGCCGTGCAGTACCGGGGCCTGGACAGCGGGGCGCTCGACGATGCCGGGCTCGCACGCCAGGACCACGGCGTGCAGTGGCACAGGCTGCCTGCCGGCCTGATCGGCGAGCATGTGGCCGAGGTGCTGGACGCTGGCGAGGCCACGCCTGGGCTGTGGGTCGGCGGCCCGCCATAACTACCAGCGACGAAACATGAGCAAGTGGCGGCTGATGTTCATCCTGCTGCTGCTGTGCATCTTCGCCCTGTTCGGCTGGTCGGCAGGCGAGGGATGGCTGTGATGCACGACCCCTGGTGGTCCTACGGCCTGGACTTCGTCGTCGCCTTCATCGCCGGCATCGCTGCCGACCGCTGGCTGATCTGGAGGGCCAAGCACCGTGGCTGACATGACCGGCTGGATCATCCTCGCTGCATCCCTGGGCTTCATCACTGGCGGGGTCACGATGGCCTGGGTCCTGTGGTACTGGATGGGCGGACCGAGCCTTGGCTGAGATCGTCCTGCCCAACGGGTTCGTCGGTCGGCCGCCGCAGAAGGCGCTGATGCGCTACTTCGACCACGGCGGCCTGCGTGCGGCCGTGTGCTGGCCCAGGCGGTTCGGCAAGGACCTCACCATGCTGCACCAGACCGCCAAGATGCTGCACGAGCGCCCGGGCATGTACTTCCACATGCTGCCCACGCACAAGCATGCTCGCAAGGTGGTCTGGGACGGGTTCGACAACCAGGGCAGGAAGACCCTCGACCAAGTCTTCCCGAAGCACCTGCGCGAGGACACCAACAAGACCGAGATGAAGATCACGTTCAGATGCGGCAGCATCTGGCAGCTTGTAGGCTCGGACTACTACGACAGCCTCGTGGGCTCCAACCCGTTCGGCATCGCCATGAGCGAGGCGGCGCTGTCGGACCCGAGGGCGTGGAGCATGTTCCGGCCGATGCTCGCGGCCAACGGCGGCTGGGCCGCGCACATCTCTACACCCCGGGGCTACAACCACTTCTACGACCTGATCCAGTTGGCGAAGACCAGCGACCACTGGTACCACTCGCACCTGGGCGTGACCGAGACGCAGCACATCCCCCTGGGCGTGCTGGAGGACGAGCGGCGCGAGATGCCCGACGAGCTATATCGCCAGGAGTACGACTGCGACTTCAGTGCCGCGAACGTGGGCGCGATCTTCGGCCGCTACGTCGAGCAGATGGAGAAGCAGGGCCGCATCTGCATGGTCGAGGCGGGCGGGCCCAACGACGAGGTCTGGGTCACCTCCGACATCGGCTACCGCGACAAGGCGGCGTTCGTCTGGTGGAAGCGCATGCGCGGCGGCTTTGAAATCTTCCACTACGACGATGGCAGCGGCATGGATGCCGAGGAGTGGATACCCAGGCTACAGAAGCAGCCGCGCGCCGATGTGCTGGTGCTGCCGCACGACGCCAAGGCCAGGAGCTTCGCGTCCAAGCGCTCGGTGGTCGAGACGTTCCTGGCCGACCGGCCCTGGGCCGGCTGCGACGTGCGTGTAAACGAGCAGCGGAAGAAGGCCGACAGCATCAACGCGGGGCGGCTGATGCTGCGCCGGGTCAGGATCGCCAACAACGAGGCCTGCAAGCCCCTGCTGATGGCCCTCAGGGCCTACCACTTCAAGTACGACGACGAGACGAAGACGTTCAGCAGCGAGCCCGAGCATGACTGGTCGAGCCACCCGGCCGATGCGTACATGGAGGGCGCGGCCAAGCTGGTGGTGATCGAGCCCCCGCCGCCCGAGAAGACCATAATCGTGCCGCCGCTCAGTCACTCCTTCACCCTGGAGATGCTCCACGAGACTGTCGGGCCCTCGGCGAACCAAGGACGACTCTGATGGCTACATACCCGCCGCAACAGCCTCCAGGCGCAACTACTGGTAGCGCAATGCCATCGGATGGCAAGGAGTATCAGGACATCCACGATGGCAAGAAGCCCGGTGATCAGTCGCTAATCCCCGAGCGTGACCAGGGCAAGGACCCGGCAAAGCTGGCCGAGCGCTGGGAGCGGGAGCTTCAGGCTGCAAAGAAGGAGTTGTCGAAGTTCCACACCACCGCCAGGAAGCTGGTGAAGAAGTACCTCGACGAGCGCGACGGCGCGGCCTTCGACAACAGCGACAGCAAGTTCAACCTGTTCTGGTCGAACATCGAGGTGCTGAAGTCGAGCCTGTACGCCAAGCCTCCCAACGTGGACGTGAGCAACACCCACAAGGACAGCGAGGACGATGTCTCCCGGGTGGCGGCCAACATCCTGCAGCGGATGCTCAACAACGACTGCGAGGACGACGACGAGTCGACCTACCCCGAGATCACCCGGCAGGCCGTGTCGGACTACCTCGTCATCGGCCTGGGTCAGGTCTGGTACCGCTACGAGGTGGAGACTGAGGAAACACAGACCGACCCGGTCACCGATCCGACGACCGGCGAGCAGCTTGCCGAGCCCGTGCCCTACGAGGCGATCACCTCCGAGGATGCGCCGGCCGACTACGTCTACTGGGAGGACTTCTGGTGGAGCCCGGCCAGGGTCTGGCAGGACGTGCGCTGGTGCGCGCGGCGGGTCTACATGAACCGCGAGGAGCTTTGCGCCCGCTTCGGCGACAAGATCGGCAAGGACATCCCGGTCACCAAGCAGAAGACCCGGGCCGATGCCCTGGGGCACATCAACGACCCCTGGGAGAAAGCCGGGGTCTTTGAAATCTGGGACAAGACGACCAAGTGCGCCTACTGGCACGTCATGGGCTACAACATCATCTGCGACTACAAGCAGGACCCGCTGAAGCTCAAGGGCTTCTTCCCGTGCCCGCAGCCGCTGATGGCGAACCTGACCACCAGCAAGTTCATCCCCCGCGCCGACTTCCTGCTCGCGCAGGACCAGTACGGCCAGATCGACGAGTTGACGACCCGGATCAAGTACCTGACCAAGGCGTGCAAGGTGGTCGGGGTGTACGACAAGAACAGCACCCCCATCGGCCGGGTCTTTCAGGAGGGCATGGAGAACCAGATGCTCCCGGTCGACAACTGGGCCGCCTTCGCCGAGAAGGGCGGGCTCAAGGGCCAGATGGACTTCGTCCCCATCGACATCATTGCCGGGGTCATCGAGAAGCTCACCCAGCAGCGCGACGTGATCAAGGGCAACCTCTACGAGGTCCTGGGCATCGGCGACATCATGCGCGGCATGACCAACCCGGATGAAACCCTGGGCGCGCAGCAACTGAAGGCCCAGTTCGGCGGCAACCGGCTCCAGTTCAAGCAGCAGCAGATCGGTGCCTGGGTCGCGGGCGGCCAGAGAATCCGCGCCCAGATCATCTGCGACCGCTTCCAGCCACAGACCATCGCCGAGCGCAGCAACATCATGCACAGCCCCGACGCCCAGGGCGCGGACGCGGCCATCCAGTTCCTGAAAGCCCCAGGCGACAACAAGTTCTACCGCATCTCGGTCGAGTCGGAGACGATGGCAATGGTCGACTGGGCCCAGGAGCGTGACAGCCGGACCCAGTTCATGCAGGCCGTTGGGAGCTTCGTCCAGTCGGTGACCCCGCTGATCCAGACCAGCCCCGAGGCAGCCCCGGTCGTCATGCAGTTGATGAAATGGGGCCTGGGCGGATTCAGGATCAGCAAGGAAATCCAGACGGTCCTCGATCAGGCGGTCGCTGCGGCGAGCCAGAACGACCAGACCAAGCAGCCGCCGGGGCCGGCCGAGCAGGCGCAGATCGACAAGACCAAGAGCGAGACGACCAAGAACAAGACCCAGGCTGTCGAGAACCTCGCCAAGGCCGCCACGCACCACAATTCGATCCTGCACAACAACATGGGGGCGATGGGGCTGCTGGGCGGCCCCGATGGGCAGCCCCCGCCCGGCCCGGGAGGCGCTCCGATGCAGGGGCCAGCCTCGGGCGTCCCGCTTCAACCCGCACCGCCCCCAGGGGCACCCATCCAGTAGGAGATCGCCATGACGAAGAAGGAAGACAAGC